CAGCAAAGAAGGAGGCTGAGCAAGAGAACGCCCGCGCCACCGCCGACGCGGACGCGGCACTGGCCAAGACAAAGGCCGCGACCGAGGCGGCGGCGATGGCGGACGCGGCGGCGGTGGCACTGGCCGAGGCGGTGGCCGATGAAGAGACCGCGTCGAAGAAGGCGGCCGAGGCGGAGGCGATAGCACTGGCCAAGGCGAAGGAGGCGGAGGCGGAGGCGGAGGCGACGGCGGAGGCGAAGCGGGTGGGGAGGCGTGCGAACGCCTCTCGCCGCGCCGCCGCGAATGCCGCCGCCACCGCCGCCGCCTTGGCCGTGCAGGCCGAGCTCGGCGCGGCCAAGGCGCGGGAGGCGGAGGCGGAGGCGGAGGCGAAGCGGGTGGGGAGGCGTGCGAACGCGGCCGCGGAGGCGGTGGCGCGGGCGGCGGCGCGGGACATGACAAAGAGCGATGAAAAGGCCGAGGCGGCGAACGTAAAGCCGCAAACAGATGATAAAGAGTTGGAGTACAAAAATATGCGTGTACGGGTGGAACAAAAGGCCGACGAGCGCAATTACAAGCGCGCGGAGGCGCAGGCGGAGGCGGAGGCGGAGGAGTTACAGACGCGGAGGGCGGAGCGCGTGCGGCAACTTCAAGCAACTTTAGCTATTAGCGTACAAAAAGATCTAAAAGATACAACAAATGCTTTCAACAATATAATCAGGTACGACGCGTAGCCACCGTGACAAATTTTCTCCTGTAATTTTAGAAAGGTTTATAATATATAATAAAAATTATATATTATGGTCAACATATATTTATTTCAGTACCAAGAATATTTGCAATCTCTTTTGTATTTTTACTTATCGTCAATTCAGACAGTTCAACTTTTTTAGAAAAATCTTTAATCGTTATTTTTCGGTTTTTTGTACAAATCCAGTAAAATGTAAGAGCGGCTGCTACAGATTGCGGTCTGGATCTATTTAACTTAGAAGATCTATTGTTAATTTTTTTATAAAGTTCATTTACTTCCTCAATCATTTCATCATTTGCTTCGAATTTTAACATAATTTGTTTAATAATATGGATTGGGGTAATGGATGTATTATGAATAGGAGAATCTTTAGGTGCGTTTACATTCACTATTTTTAGACCTTTTAGTCCATTTTTCCTATCTAAACCAAATAATGCAATAAGATCTTCTGGAAGTTGGTGATTCCCCTGTAATTTATAAGCATGAAAAATACACGCAAATACTATTGCTTTCCGAGAATTACCTCTATAAATTGATCCATTTGTTACTTGATTGTATAATTTATCCGCTGTATTCACTATATTATCGCTAAATCCAAGAGTTTCTACATCTTTATGAATACTTCTAGACTCTATTTTTCTAATCTGTACTCTGCTAGGGTCAGCACTCCTCTTACTATCTTGACTGCCATAATAACGCCATTCTCTTTCGTTCGCAATAACTTTTTTAATAACTTCGCCACACGCACAGCAGCTAATTATATCATTTTCTTTTACGGTTTCTGTATGTAAGCATTTCACTGTAATATTAGCACATTTTTCAGTATTAGTTTTTCTATTATTTTCATAGGCTTGCATAGCCTCGTCAAAACCGGTAAAATCATCCATATTATTTAATTTTAAATTTTTTGCTCTTAAATTTCAATTTAAATAAAAATTTCAATATTACTATTAATAACAGAATTCTTTGGAATTAAGTAGAAAACTTTTTATTATAATTATAAATATTCTTAAGATACTTATAATTAGTGTTCTCGTATAATTTGCGTAAAACTCCAACTTTTTCGTTTTTTTACCAATTGGCTAAATTTTCAATTGTGGGTAATCTGTGTATTTTATGCTTTTGTAAAATTTATCAAGAAGAAATTTCGGTTTAGACCTTATTAATTTTGTTAACATCCAATAAGAACTAGTTTCTGTTTTATTAATTTCGTCTCTTACTTTATTATTTAATCTAACAAAAATCGTAATCTGAAATATTGGTTGGTAATATTTTTCTAAATCAAATTTATACTTCCCTGTAAGTATAAATATCATATCAAACTTTAATAATTTCTCTTTGTAATACTCAAAACATTTATTAACAGACAAACATTCATAGAAAGATTTTAAATTGTGATCAGCGTACGATAATTTATTAGGGTTTTGAACATTATCCTAATAAAAATGATAAATATATGGATTTTGTTGTATATAGTCACTAAATTTTGTATTTTCCGAATTTGTAACAAATATACTATATGGAGTATTTTTAGATACCAAGTATTAATATCTTGATACATAGCTGTTGAATTAAATTACCAAGGGTTAATATCTTCCTTGGTATTATAAGTTGTGATTAATTAGGTATATTCATATGTTTATTTTAGTAAAATAAATTAAAACCTAACATTGAATATAATCATTTATAGAATTAACATCCATATTTTTCTCAAAGCACTCAATCAGTTTTTTGAAAAATCCATCTTTGTATGACTTTTCTTCTTCGGAATCAAAAGGCGGTGCAATAATACATTTACCGGGATTGCCTTTTGCAACATCTGAATAATCATCTAAAATACAAATACTGCAATCATCGCAGTCGTCAATGTTGAAATATTGTGTAAGTAATTTAAGATCTTTCGAAGAACAATACTTGTCTTCAGATAAGTTACAATGATATGAAAAAAAATACCAAGACAATTCTCTTGATTCTTCTTTTGTTATGCATTTGTCAATAATAAACTCTGCGTAATCTTTACTTGCAGCTGTCCAAACAATCACATGTTCAAAATTTTTAAATAAATAACTTAGAAATTCTTGACAACCAGGTCTTTCCACAACTATGTAATCGTTTGACATTACGTAAAAATTTTCAAACTTCTTGAGGCCGTAATAAGCATCATCTTTCGAATTTTTTAATTCCCTGGAATGTATCATTGTAGCATCTAAATCAAGTACAATTGTTTTTAGCTTTTTACTCATATTTTATTGTTAATGTGCAAAATTTAAATTAGAATTTTTATTCATCTCTAGATTTTTGCATTTGCTCAGCTTGCTGCATAATATTATTTGCTTCAAGCTTATGAGAAACATCTCTGTTAACTTCTTGTATTTGTCCAAAATCAACATTATTATCGTAGTTTAAACTATCTGTTCTTATTGAACCACCCATTGGATTCAATTCAGACAATTCTGTTGTGTCTATTTGACTTTCATTTTCAGCGGGTCCATCAGAATGGGTTGTAAATTCAACTTTCTTTTTAAAATTAACCGTTCTTTCAATATTTTCTTCTTTTAATGCGTCCATCTCTAGTTTTGTATTGTTTAATTCTTCTTCTAATGATTGATATTTGGTATTAATGTCGTTAATATAATTTTCGTATTCATCAACTGTATTAATTAAAGATGAGCTCTGACGCGCACATTTTTGTAAATCATCTGTAATAGTTTTAACTTCTTCATTTAATGTATTGTATAATTCTTTTTCTTGAACTTTATCTTGTTCCTGTTTAATAATATTTCTAAACAAATCAAACAATTCCTTACCATAATATTGTTTAATATTACCCATAGGATCAATACATAATAAACAAGGTACTTTATCCATTTTAATTTTTTTCGTTTTTAACAATTTTAATTTGATTATATTACAATCAACATTTATTAATTTAATATAGAATAAGTCAGTAATATTGACATTATTATCTTTAATCATATTGAACAAAGCGGTGCTGCTAGGTGAGTAAGTGCTGTAATATAAAACATTTACAGTATTTCGCATTTTAATAATAAATTATTATTATTTTAAATATAATTCAATAGTATAATAAATGCAAAATCAAAAGAGTGAACAAGTATATTCAAGTATGTTATTAAATGATACATCATTATTAAATGACCCTAATAATAGATCTTTCTTACAACAATCAGAAACTTTCAGTGATTTAAACAATTACAGATACATTGGCTGGGACAAGACTGTTACACCTGAATATTTACAGTTATTTAATGATGCTAATTTGTTAATTATACAAAAAAAGATCACAGAACTGCTTCAAGGTGTTGCAGCTGAAAATAAAAAAATTGTTGTCGGCTTGAATGTTATATCAGGTGTATTAAGTGATGTGTGGAAAAACTTTACTCCTGAAACAGGAGGTATATATTCAAGATACACAATAAAATCTGAGTCTGTGTTTGATTATTATAATCATGTTACGAACGAAGCAATTGAAATAATTGTACAAAATGTTAAAACGCAAATGGGTATGGATGAAAACAACAAAAAATTGACAGTTTGGACTACTGTATTGGGAGATTTTAATTCGCATAAATTAAGATCTCATGCACCTATCAAAGTTTTGCACAAAAGGCCTGACCCTATGCAATTTAATATGAATTATTAAGTGTTTTCTTCAATTGAACAATATCTATAGGCTTATGTAAAAAAGAAGTGACACCTAAGTCTAGACATAATTTTTTGTCATTTTCAATAATAGATGCAGTTAATACAATAATTTTAATGTTCCTTAAATTATTAAAATAACAATGTTTTATAACATCAATACCTGATTTAATAGGCATTTTTATGTCTAAAATCAAAATATCATACATTTTGTCGTTTTTAATCTTGTCTTTAATTTTATTTATTGCTTCTTCGCCGTTGCTTACGCTATCAATATTAACATATCCCATATTTTCCATAATATTGACCATTAGATTTCTATTATATGCAACGTCTTCAGCTATCAAAATTTTGTGATTTTTAACAATAAAATTTTCAGACATATTACCGGTGTATTTTGTTTTCATGCATGATTGAATAGAATTAAACAAAGTTACTTTATTATAAGGCTTTTTAACAACGTCCGAAAATTCAATTGTATTTACAAAAGTATCAACAGATGACAATGCGATCATTGGTAAATCAGGAAGTTCTGATTTTATTTGAGATGCTAATTCAATACCGCTAATTGTAGGCATGCATATATCTATTAATGCAATATCGAATTCGTATCTTTTTCCAAGTATTAGTTTAAACGCTTCAAGCGCGGACGCACAAATTACAGGTTTCATTTTCCAGTCAAATAATATTTCCGATAATAATATTCTATTGTCTGAATTGTCATCTACTATTAATACATTTTTATCTTGTAAATTGAATAAACTATCTTTTTTCAAAGCGTCTGTTATAGAATTTGCGTTTGTGTATTCAAAAGTAAAAGCAAATGTTGAACCTTTGTTTATTACACTTTTTACATTTATAGTACCTCCTAGCATCTCAACTAATTTTTTAGATATTGCAAGTCCTAAACCAGAACCTGTAGTAAATTCTATTTGAGTATAAATATCAAATATTTCAGATAATTTGTCGTGAGGTATTCCTACCCCGTCATCAATAACTTTCACTTCAAAATGTGAATCTGTGTACTTAAATTCAACAATAATATTTTTCTCAATACCGCTATATTTATGTGCGTTTGATACAAGATTCACCAATACTTGTAATATTTTATTTTTATCAGCACATATATAATTGTCTGTTTTTACTTCGTTTTTAAAGAGTAATTTTTGCTTTTTCTCACTAAGTTTATGAACAATAGACGAGTTTAACTGATTTATCAAATCAGTTATTGTAAAGTATTCATTATTTAATACCATTTTATCGGCACTTAATTTAGAAAAATCCAAAATATCGTTAATTATTTGCATAAGTTGTATTGAACACTCGTTCATATTTTTAACATATACATTTTGATTTTTAGTTAGTTGTGTTTCAAGTAATAATTGATTGTAACCAATAATACCATTTAATGGTGTTCTGATTTCATGACTCATATTTGCTATAAAAGTATCATTACGTTCTATATTACATAAAATCGATAACTGTATTAAAGAAAGCCACGGTGTCAATTCGGTAAGCAATATTTCTGAAAAATCCTCAATATCAAATAAACATAACAATCCAATTTGTTTTTTCTCGTTATAAACTGGTATAAATAAGAAATTTTTAAGATCGTTATCAGATGTATATTCTATTGTATTGTATTCGCCGGGTATTTCTTCGTAAAAATTCAAACAATTTCCAGTTGTTTTATTTATCAACTTTTTGTTACTGATGTTTTCAACAACTTCAACACTCTTAAAAACATCAAATAAATTTTGGTTTTTTGAAAACAAAATCCTGTTTATATCTTTAATAATATGCAAATTAAGATTATTTGCATTTATATCTGTTATTTTATTATATTTATTCAAATGGTATTTGTATAAAATTAAACTTTTTGATTTTGTTAGTTCTGAAATATATTCAAGCAACAATTTTAAATCTGACTGAGAGTTGATTATTTCGTTTAAATAATTTTCAAGGGTTTTTACCATTTTAATTTTAAAAAATATTTTTTATAATTTATTTAATCTACTCAATTCATACTGCAAGCTTTTATCAGTAGGAACGTCCTTAAGACAAGTTGATCTTTCAACATGATCAAATGAATCATCGTGCACTGTATTAAGTTTATCATCTATTAATGGGGAATGTAATAATAATTCGTCGTATTTATTTTCAACCCATTTCATGAATTCAACTGGGTTATCTCTATTCTCTGTTGGTAACGCAAGTTGAAATTTTATGTTTGAAATCATAGATGTATATTTTGCACATGCTATTTTATGGGTGGTACTTTTTTCGTCAAATTTTGCAACTTTAATACTCCCTAAAATTATACCTGATAAAAAACCTAAACATATTTCTAATACTGGGAAAAGTTTGTTTTCTTCAGGATGCATGACCGCACCAATTGAAGCTACAACACCTGATATTGGGCCAAGAGCAATTGCTAAGTACATAGCACGGCCATGTTTTATTGAAGCACCACGTGCACTGTTTGAATGTAATTTTTTGTATTTATTACATTCTAAAGCTAAATTATTTAATAGTGCTTCTACACCTGGTGTCCATGCATTCTCTTCATCTAATTCTGTAGGTGTGGGAGCCGTACCATTACGGTGTTCTGATATATACGTTTTTTCCATTTTTATTTATAAAAATATTATAAATAAAAATGGTTACAGGTAGAAAAGAAATAATATTTTTTGTTTTGCTCATATTTATAATGTATTTCACAGGAATGATACCTTTATTATTGAATTCAATCAATGGTAAGCTAAATCCATACTACGTTTTAATTGTAACATGTGTATTGTCATCACTTTATTTAATGTTAATTTACTCTGGTAATAATATGTCTTCCCAACGCGATGATTTTTTATTTGAATTAACACCTGCTAAAATATGTGATGGTGGAGCATATATGGCAACTTCAGGATGGCGTAGAGATTTTTGTAATAATTTCATGAACACAGAAGAAGGTCAAAAACAATATTCTATGTATAATAGTTCTGGAGGTTTTGTGGGGAGACCACTAAATAATAAGAAATTTAATGGTAATAGAGGTGCTGGATGGGGCGAAGGTAATTGCAAACCAGATAAATTATTACCATTGTGATTTAAAAATATAGTAAAAATATATTAAATGTTGAGAAATTTTGATACTCGTGGCAGATTAAAAGTAAGCGAACCGCTAGCGTCTGTAAATACAAAATTAACTGAACCTATACAGTATAAAAATAATTCAAATTATGAATTTAAATATTCAGAACCGAATCCAACTTCAGATATGTGTAATTTTGATAATACAGAACTTAAGAAAAAAAACGCGGAAAGTTACAAATTATCTATAGCTAAACAACAGGAAGATTTGTTAAATATGAAAAATAAGATTGATGTAAATATTGAAAGTTTAAACAACAAATTGCAACAAATTGAGAATAATAATTAAACTTTTAAAATAATATTTTTAAAAGTTAAATGAGTAGTTTTAAGGAAAAATTTTGCAAAGATAATACTCTACAACAACGTAAAACCGAATCTTCAAAAATATTAAAGAAATTTACTAATAAACTACCTGTTGTTATATCTGAAGGGGGTAACAGTATTGTATTAGATAAACATAAATACTTAGTACCACGTGATATAACAGTTGGACATCTATTGTATGTTATAAGGCAACGTATTGAATGTATTAGCTCTGAAAAAGCTTTATATTTAAGTGTAAAAAATACAATGACAACATCCAACACAAAATTGTATGATATTTATGAACAATACAAGGACGAAGATGGTTTTTTGTATTTTTCTGTTTATAGCGAAAACACATTTGGTTAAATAATCATATAATAATCTCCTGGAACAAATTTTAAATTTTCAATAGATTTATTATATTTTGAATAAGGTATTACCCGTGCATCAAAACTAACACGTGTAATAATTGTATAGTTTATACAATTATAATGTTTTAATTTATTAAGTTTTAACAATGTAAATTCGTTGCGATTTAATTTTAAATCTGTAAAACCAGTTTCAGATTGATAAAATATACTGTTGCTATTATACATTTCGGTTATTGGAATAATTATATTAATTTCTTCAGAAGGATGACCAAATTCATTGTCTGAATGCATACCTATTATATTAGATGTTGGGTCGCTCGCTCTTCTGCCTATATTAGAACAGTTTGGTAAATGAAATCTAATATTTGGTGTTTTTTGAACTAAAATTTTTGTTTCGTTAGGAAACAAAAATTTTACATACTTTATAATAAAATCTATATATAATTTAGTATAAAGTATAATCTGTATCCCATGCTTTATGAAAATCTTTAACAAATATACTATTTCTATCTTTTCCAAAGTCCGGAATAGTATTATAATATTCTTTGTCTTTTTCGTTTAGTGTAGAGGTTTCAAGTAATTTATGAATGCTTTCTAAACTAGCAAGCTGCTTGTAATTATTTTTATACAAATTCCCAATATGTTTGTAAAAATCATAATCACTGTTATTAAAAGTATAGACATTCATTTCATTTTAATATTTATTAACTTAAATATTATATATTATAAAATGAGCGGTGATATAACTACGGACCTAACACCTCTCACCTATCCCTTTATCATCTTTGTGGTGGGTAGTATATACTTATGGGCCGATTACGACCACAAGAGCCCCACATCTTGGCTTTTTCAACCCTTCGGCAAATCAGAACCCAACTACGGGCAGGGGTTCTGATTTGTGGTTGACCCGCCTAGGATTATTAATGTACTAACTATGTGTTTATACAAAATGACTTATAACAGAAATTATTGTTGGGAAATGTAAAATAAGTTATTAGCATTAAGAAATAATAATGATTAATCTTTTCAAAATTATTATTTCTTTAACAGATATTGTTTATGTATAGAGTCTGACACTTCTTGCAAAAGTCGGGTTTGCTGAGAAAAATGCAACTTCCATTTCAGGTTTTATAGCAAATGCACCTGTGACGGATGCAATGACGGATTTATCTTTCGCTCCAATAACATTAATACGGGCTTATCAAAATTACAAATTTTGATAATTTATTTTTACTTAAAAAACAAGTTTGCAGTTATATCAATTTTTTTATAGTATGTTTTTAATGTGCAGTGAAAATTATGAACCTAAATCATTGTACATAACTTCGGCTATGTACAATGATTATCTTCTATAATACACGATTGGTTAACAGTAAAATATCTGAAGAGCAATAAAATGTCAATAACAATATTGTCAACTGGAACAACTTACTTTGTAATATTGTTATTTGTTAAAAATATGTGGTTTTGGGTAGTAGAATGTATTTCTTATTCGTACATCCTGCTTTTTAACCCAGTTATGATGATAATATATCAAAAAAATCTACCTTTTGATTACATTATACTACTACTCAAGTGCTAATTGAATTGGTTAAGTTCGGAAATTTGTTCAAAAGAATATAAATTCTCAAATAGCGACGCCTGCTGCAAGATAAAGTTAAAAAATTCTGAGGGTATTACGAAAATGAGTCGTGCAAAAGGAAAGTTCTTATGCGTTCAATAAAGCAGTGTTTAGCAATAAGCACGACGAACGGTATGAAAACAAACACAACCACTTGAACTCAGTTAGAATAGAGATCGGATTTTCTTTGTTCGGTTTAGGCGATCTATTCTGGAAATAATGAAGACCATGTACGATAATTAATACGCAATTGCGTGTTAATTATTAATTATTAATTTTTATTGTAGCCAAGGCTGATGATTAAAGGTTTCTTGAGCCAAAAATCCGGCAGCTGCTAGCATACCAAGCCTACCGTTTTGTAGTTCCTTAGTTTGCATTTCTCGTTGTTTTTCAACAGTCTTTGGATATAGATTTAGAGGATCAAATCCAAGATCACCGGGATAATAGTTAGGCTTTAGAGCCTGAAACCCGTTGCTTGGACTATCCCAACCTTTATTAATTCTGTAAGCTTCCGAAAAAACAATTGGAATAGTCATTGCAATATTTGCATAGACAGGAAGCTGTGGAATATGATCGATTGAAGGACCTGTAATCTTTCCATCGAACATAGGGTGAAAAATTTCTTGTGTTAGAAAACCGGCGGATGCCATCATCCCTACACGACCGTGCATTAGTTCAGCTTCTCGCATAAGATACATATCTTGCTTAGACATCCCACTCGAAAACCCAAGTGGATCAAATTCCTTGATTGGTAGGATTGACCCGGGCAAATTATTGCAAAATCCTGCAACCGATGTAATCATTGAAATAAGAATTGTTGTAATCTTCATTTTTAATTTATTTAAATTTTTTAAAATCAAAATCAATTTCAAAATTATAAATTATTATTGATTTTATAAATATTTATAAAATCAATAATATAAATAAATGAAAATTGTTAGACTTCTGTCATATTTATTATTGACGACCAATAATGTGTGTGAATCTTTTAATAGGGTTCATACTCCGTATTGGTTTAATCCTAAAATACATAATTTTGGGAATATTGGTATAGGTGGAAAAATCCACGCAAGAAGCGCAAATTTTTTCACAAAAATGATAGACATACTTGCATATAACAACACTGATATTAGAAAGAAGTTTGTAGTTGAGAGTATACCATTGAGTTATAAAGTATGTGATATTGGTTGTGGAATTGGTTTATCAACCCATGACGGTCCGAACAGTATAGGAGTCGATACTAGTATTGAAATGATTAATGTAGCAAAGAAAACTTTCCCATACAAAAAATTTGAAATTGGAAATGCAGAAAATTTTGGCAATCGTAATGAATATGACATTGTTACAATATCATTTCTGTTTCACGAAGTCCCCCAAGAAGCAAGAATAAAAATTATCAACAATGCCCTAAAAATATCAAAAATTGGAGTAATCATAATAGATATATCACCTCAATATAATCCATCACCCCAAATGCTAACAGGAGAACCTTATATATTAGAGTATTGTAAAAATATAAATAATGACATAAATAAGATTAATTATGAAGTGTATAATTATGAACTTGCACGGGGTCGTGCAAATATTTGGGTGATAAATAAACTTAAAAATAGTTTTTTAGTTAATTATAAACATGATTTTCAAAAGAACAAGAAAAATGTTATTTACACTAATAATGCCTAACATTTGCCAATTTTTTATATGTCTTTGTTTGATAAAAATAATACACAATTTTAATATTACATCTCTAAAAAAGAACGACAACATTGTAATACCTACAAAAAGTAAAACACGTAATATTATTACCCAACAACCATCATATACTAGTCAAGATGAATATTCTATAGGTATTAAAAAAAATGACTTAATAGAACAAGAAATATTATCCGAAGAATCAGATATAGACACTGGCTTAGTAGATAGTTATTTTGATATAAATTTAAAAGATATATTATAATATTATTTTAAAATAATATTATTAAAGATATGAAAATATTATTAAAATGCATATTATTGTTTTCTACGGAATAATTGCAACGTCGTTGATAATAATTACATATTATTCATTTAACATAATAAACAAAAAACAGCTTGAAATTGATATGAAAGATAAACTTGTACAAGTTTTCAATGATATTAAAACTTGTAAAGTATTTTATACTAATAACAGCTTAAATCTTAAACATAAAATTGTTAAGTTGATAACACACGATGAATGTGCGTGGTATTTAACTTCTTTCCTAAACGATGTTGAAAAATTTGGAGGATTTGAAATAGATAGACACAAAAATTACCCAACAACTGATAAAGTTCTTACAGATGAGTGGGAAAGTTTCCCTAAACTTAAAGATTTGGTAAATAACAAAATTGTAAATATTTTTGCTGACATGTTTGATATACCAGACCCGTTAACAATAAGTGTACAAGAACTATTTTTTGTAAAATATGAGTACTCCGAAAACACTCAAAAACATCTTGATATACACCAAGATGGGTCCGAAATGAGTTTTGTACTTGCGTTAAATGATACTTACACGCATGGAGGAACACACTTTATAATGACTGATGAACATACGAAATTGAAAATAGGTGAATGTGTATTTTTCTCTGGAAAACAATATCATCAGGGAATGCCTATTAGTTCCGGTATTAGATATATATTGACAGGATTTTTAAATTATAAGAGTGATTCAACTTGTAAAAATATACTTACTAGAGAATTTGACACAAATACTGGAACTAAGCTATCGTAATATTAATGCTTTATTATTCGCGTCAATTGAATTATAATTATTTGCCAATGAAAGATTATAGTTTGTATTATCTTTTGACAGCCAATCAAACATTCCAAGGTATAAATTAATGTTATTTTTGATTCGCATTATATAAAACCATATATCGTCTTTTGTTTTAAAATTGTCTGACAAATAAATATTTGAATCAAAAATTTCCTTCGATGTTTTATGAAAAAATGATGGGTGATATAAGATAGCCCCTTTTCCTGTAGCAAAATTATATAATCCTTCTGATATTTTTTTTCTGCTTAAACTATTTTTGTATTGTGTTACTGGTTTATCAGATATAAATCCTCTATATCCAATTGAACAACCTTTATCTAAAAAGTCGAAGTACAATTCTTCAACTAATCCTTCTGTATACATAACATCGTCATCAACCGTAATAATAACACAATTTTCAGCCCATTTTTGTCTAAGTATTGGTAATAATTTTCTATAAGAACCCTCATTTTTTGTCCATACTACTTGATATATCGGATTTCTAAGTTCATTAAAAAGTAATTCATCAGTTATACCATTTTTAAATCCATCATCTAACAAATAAGGTTCTCTTGACAAATATACATAAATTTTGTTAGGTCTTAGAGTCTGATTTTTCAACGATAACAAAGTTTTGCATAATCTTTCTTGGTTTTTGTATATTGATGTAACAGATACGTATATTGGTAATCTATAAACATTAGGTTTCGGTTCGCTGTAATATTCTGTGTATTGCATTTTATATAATATTATTTAATTTTTGAAATAAAATTTCTACTATAATCTTTTCCAATGTCTGATATATGTATCTTGACGAACAATGTTCCATCTGCGTTGAAATTTTCAATATATCCTACGCCTTTATTGTTAAAACAATCCGTCGTATTAACCTTTTCACCATAATCAAAAGTATTCACTTCAGGTGCAATAACCATTTCGTGTATCTTTTTACTAATATTTTGTTCATTCATTTTATAACATATTATAATATAGTCTGTTATAAAATTATCAATTTCTTTTTAACCACTGCAAAATTCACATATTCCTTTTTGATCTTCCATTAAAATTTCCTTTTCTACATTAGGGTCAATTGTAAAATTTTGAGCTTTAGATGCAGGTCTACTATGTATGTAATATGTACCGGTTTTCAGCCCGTTTTCAAATCCATAGGTATGAAGACTATTAAGTATTGCAAAAGTAGGGGTTTTAACAAACACATTCAAACTTTGACTTTGGCAAATATAAGGCCCCCTTTCTATTGCCATATCTAATATACATTTTTGCTTAATTTCCCATGCTGTTTTAAATAAATCTTTAAGTCTGTCTGGAATACAGTTAATACTTTGAATGCTGCCTTCATGAATAATAATTCGTGATTTCATTTTTTCATTCCACATTTTAAGTTTAATTAATTCTCTTATCAATGCTTGATTAATGACCGTAAATTCACCAGCCAATGTTCGTCTAGTGTATAGATTGCTTGTGTATGGTTCAAAACATTCATTACATCCTAAAATTTGACTTGTTGATGCAGTAGGCATTGGAGCAACCAGCAAGCTATTTCGCATTCCTGCTTTCATTTTTTCTCGTAAAGATTCCCAATCCAAACCAAGATCGTTATCCGGTTCAACATTCCACATATCAAATTGAAACTGGCCGAGGTTTGATGGACTATTTTCAAAAGTTTTGTAACTACCATGAATAGATGCTAAATCTGCAGAAGCTTCAACTGCAGCGTAATATATGTTTTGAAATATATGCTTATTCAACAATTTTGCCCCCATAGAATCAAAAGGCAACCCCATTTTTACAAAAGTATCCGCCAAACCTTGCACGCCTATACCAATAGGTCTATGTCTAAGATTACTCTTTTTACATTTTTCTAGCGGATAGTAGTTTTTATCTATAATTTTATTCAAATTACCTACCAATATTTTTGTGATATTTCGCAAAAATTCAAAGTCGAAATCTCCGTTTTCTTTTACAAGTTTTGGCAAAGCAATACTTGCCAAATTGCAAACTGCATATTCTTCCGTGTCACTATATTCTGTAATTTCGCAATTATGTGAATAAATACCATTAAAAATTCCCATGTGCTTTTCTGGTTCGTTAAAACAAAATGTTTCTGCACGTTTCTTAGTTACAAATACATTTTTAACACTTATGTATTTTACATAATTTCTTGTAGGCATGTACCCATCAACACTTAGTTTTTTGAATTTGAGTCCTAAATTGATTAGAAAATGTAAATCAAAAGACGATAAAGTGAGGTAATGAAGTGTGTCCGAACCAAGACCACGCGAATTTTGTTCGTAAAATACTGGTTCGCCGGAATTTTCAACACAATCAACATCAATATTGGCATTAACACCGCATGTTTGTAACATTAGTTTAATATCAGCTAGGAATTTAGGACTATCTGAATATAACTGCATTGTTTGGCAGCCATTTTTATTTGCAATTTCACCATTAGCGTCACAATATCCCGCAAACCATTCAAGCTTGCAGTGCAAAGAACAATTTTGAGGTATAAAATTTCTAGGCAAGGTTTTTTCACTGTCCAGTATTAGTATTTTATAATGTTTGTAATTTGATGGAATACATCCTTCAAAATTATCTATTAGCGATAACGGGTGTCTATGATAATATCTAAAAGATATACAAGGATTTTTGTATTCTATATTACTTCTTTTTCTCTTAGCTTGTGACATATCGTGATTATTTTCTGTTAAATCAAGATATTCACCTCTACCTGCGAAATAACCGTTAGTGTATGGATAATCTATAATATTTTTAATATTATCAATTACAGGAAACGAACACTTAATCAATTTATCGCCATGTTTAAGATCTTCTGCATGCTTTAGAATATTTTCATTTGAATTTAGAGGATTATGTAAAACAAATTTATGATTTCTAGTACAATTCATTGTCATACCATCAGAAAATTTAACATCGATGATTTCAGAATTATCATTCGTCTTAAACACTGAAGATTCTGAAAATATTTCCCCGTTCCATATATTTGCGGTTTTACCTTGTAATTCGGAAATTTTAACATGCCCGTTGTCGGTCAATATCATTGTGTCTCCTGTAACGCAGCATAGATTAGATGATTTGATAGTTCCAACATTTTTCTGATTTGATTTTTTATTTACAGAATCTTTGTAAAGCATATACGGCCCCCCAGTTTCAATTTGAGTTGTAATTATTTGTTCCCATAAATCGCGGGCTTTAATAGTTTTGACACCTAAATTTTCACTTTCATATTGTTCATAAACCAGTCTATATTCATCCCCCCAAACATTACTGAGTCGAGGACATGTATCAGGGCAAAACAACGTCCATTCTGAGTTATTTTTAACACGTTCCATAAACAAGTCTGAAATCCACATTGCAAAAAACAAATCGCGAGCTTTAGCTTGTTCTGAACCTTGCGGTCTTTTGGCATCCAAAAATTCAAAAATATCAGGATGATGAGGTTCTAAGTACATTGCAAAACTACCGTTTCTTTTACCACCTTGGTTAATATAACGTGCTGTTTCATTAAAAACTTTTAACATGGGTAAAATTCCGCTACTGCGGCCGCCTGTTTTTCTAATATAAGAATTTTTTGACCGAATATCGTGAATATGAATACCAATACCGCCAGAATGCTTAGAAATATGTGCGGCGTCTTTTAGTCCGTTATATATACCTTCTACGGAATCTTCTAAACCCATCAAAAAACAACTTGACATTTGAGGACATTGTGTTCCTGCATTAAACAGTGTAGGAGTTGCGTGTGTAAAATATCCTTTTGACATGTATTCATATGTTGTTTTAGCATCCAAACCATTGTTGTCCCAACCGTGAATTCCAATGGCAACTCTCATAAACATATCTCCCGGTCTTTCCATGTATTTATTATCGGCTGTTCTCAGTAAATAGGCACGATGTAAAGTCTTAAATCCAAAACAATTAAGATTGTAATCTCTAAAATAATCAATCCATTCAGTAATTTTATCTTTGTTAGTTTGTGCAATTTCTAATAATTCTTCTGAAACAAGAGGTGCCTTATTTCCTAGAATATCTGTATTATTATAAGCTTTTTCAACAAATTCATGAAATTTTAGTTGATTGTCTTTGTGATGATTGTTAATTGATATTCTTGCTGCTAGAATTCCAAAATCAGGATGATCTGTAATCTGTTGCAAACAAACTAGACATGAAAGTTCATCAATTTCGCTTGTTCTAATATTGTCTTTAATTTGCGATGTAATTTGAATTGTCAGTTTTGCTGGATCTATTTCGTTTGATAAATTATAACAGAGTTTTTTAATCCTGTCAGTTATTTTATTTAGATTTAATGGTTCTTCTTTATCATTTCGAGTTATAACTTGCATTATTTCCTTACATTATATTTTTTGGTTTTTAGACCAAAAAATATAATTTCAAAAACTATCACCTGAGTTAGTAAAATAATGCAAAATCGCATTATTTTTTATCTCTTTAGATGATAGACTTGCCCCGACACGAGGATCCTTTCTTTTTGTGTTATCGTACTGTTTTTTGATTTTAGGAAGCAAAAGTTCATAAACTTTTGTTCCCTCCATTTTCCAAATTTCTTTAATCTTTCCTTCACTATACCGTGAAAAAAAATGGAGAGGATATTTCGCAATTTTATCATTTTTCAAATATTTAACTTGCTCATTCCAAGTTGGTTGAACTGAAATTCCATTATAGGTTGCGTTTATTGAATTACCTATGGTTGATTTATATTCAACCATAATTCCTTCCGGTGTCACTGCATCAGAACCACTGTAATTTTTAGATATAGTATGACCAAGGCGGATTGCCATATGAATTTCTCGCGAGCGAGCATAAGAAAAGGGATCGCCCCAACAATTAATTTCGCACAGTTTATGCATCCTTTTAAAGAGATGATTAAATTCTGCTTGTGGGGTTTTGAACATTATATAAATTTACTTATATTTATATAATGTTCAAAATCAATTACTTTTTAATTGATTAAAAATTTAAACAAACTTGTATTATTTTATAAGCTTATGATGGAAATCGAAAATAAAGAAGGTCTAGTATATTTACAATCTATTGAAGATAATACTATCGACCTCATACTTACAGACCCGCCATATATTATATCACGAGAAACAGGTATGAACAGTCTTTACAATACTGTAAAAGAGGCCGAATTCGCTGCTTGTGATGTTAAGACCGAGGATGATTGGGTAAAATATAAAAAAACCTTGATAAAACCCAAAGAAGAACTTGCAAACGATTGTGGCAAAGGCTGGTCGAAAACCAATTACCTAAAATATGGCTCCATACTAGGGAAAAAATACGCAGTCTGTACTGAGTATGGTACTTGGGACTCCGAATTTACTATTGAAGTTTTAGATAAGTTTATAGAAGAATTTTACAAAAAATTGAGGAAAGGAGGTACAATGATTATGTTTTTTGATATTTGGAAAATAACTACCCTCAAAGAACTAATTGACAAACATAAGTTCAAGCAAATTCGTTTTATTGAATGGATCAAAACCAATCCTCAGCCTTTGAACCAGAAAGTAAATTATTTGACAAACTGTAGAGAAATTGCCCTGGTTGGTGTAAAAGGTGGCAAACCCACCTTTAATAGCATTTACGATAATGGAATCTATAAATTCCCCTTGCAGGGCGGCAAAAATCGCTACCATCCAACTCAGAAAAGCCTGAGTCTGTTTGAGGAGTTGATTAAGAAACATAGCAATGAAGGTGATACCGTACTTGATACTTTTTTAGGAGGGGGTACAACTGCACTCGCTTGTAAAAATACAGATAGGAAATTTATGGGCTGTGAAATACAGGAAAAATATTACAACAAACTTTTGGATATTCTCAAAATGTAAAATAATACAGGAATTATTAAAATAAAAGAAGGGGTGATTATCGATTTATTCATTTTTTTTGTTACTGTATTGATTATAAACGCCACCCATCTGATTCACTCAACATTTTTAAAATTAAAATGTATTGGTTAAATTTAGCCTTTAAAATGAAATTGATTTATTATATTCATAATTAATTAATAATTAATTATGAATATTAAGATTCTCATATCATTTATCGTGTTTAAAATCACGTATGCTTTCATACCCCAGCAAAATGTAAATGTTTGCGTGTTTAAAACGGGGCCTGGACAAGTTAATTTGCTCACACTTACCACCAATAAAATGCTTAAAAATAACAATGCTTTTGTTATTTGCAATGATAATGTATCAAATGATATTAAATCACTTATCAATTGTCATAAGATCGCTACAGTGTCACAATACGATGATTTAGAAGATATGATGACAGATATAGCAGTAGAACTTCTCAATGAACATTGTCTATATAGAGTATTGCCTCACGACGAAGATATTAATAAAATTGAGCTTTCAGTGTATAAAAAGTGGGGTTTGCAAGTTATTATGTTCCCTGGTGTTAATGAAAACATTCAGGAATATTAATATAAAGCAATGCTTGAAAATCTTTAATATAATGAATACAAACAAATTGATAGAAAATTTACTTGAAGTTATCAAAGAGTTACCAATGAGTAACGAAAATGAAACTGTTGGTTCAGATGAAGAAAAATTAATAATGGCAAAAGAACATCAATGGGATATCTATGTAGCTCCTGACAAAAACGGTTTGGTTAATCGTCTTGCCTTTGACTTTATACTTCAAGAATATGTAAGAGAAATTGTATATAATTGTGTAAATATAGATATATTAAAAGAACCAGGTTTAGACTGGGCATTCATACGTAAATATGAATTAGGTGCCCGTGCAAAACTAGAGCCTCATTTCGACAATGATGAATATACAATTAATATAATGTTAAGTCCACCTGAAGATTATGATGGTGGCGAATTTATATATTGCCCTGGTAAATATCACGAAGAGGGAGACAAGTTAAATTTAACAGAAAAGCACGAATTAATTAATAGATTATTAAAGAAAAATATTGCACATAAGTTGAAACCAAAAATGGGAGAAGCAATAGTATTAATTGGAAATCACGTTAAAAATATGCGTGCAAACTTGCACTGTGTTTACCCGGTTACAAAAGGTACAAGATATGTACTTTGTTTATTTTTTGATAAAACTTGTAAGTCTTTATCAGAAAAGCTAGTAAATCTCTATAATAATAAAAAATTGGGATGATGAATTTCATTAATTTAAAATAAAAAAATCAATAATAAAATGGAAGAAATTTTGAAACCTAATAATGATAAATATACGATTTTTCCCATAAAATATCCTAATCTATGGAAACTTTACGAAGAACATGTTGCGAGTTTTTGGACTTCAGGTGATATTGACTTTAAAGCAGATGACAAAGATTGGGAAAGTCTGGAAGAGCCTGAAAAAATATTTATTTTGAATATTTTAGCTTTTTTTGCTGGAAGCGACGGTATTGTTCTAGAAAATTTAATGGGTAATTTTGGAAATGAAGTACAAATATCAGAAGCGCGGAGCTTTTACTCTATTCAAGGTGCGATTGAAACTATACACGGAGAAGTTTATAGCAGACTAATAGAAGCTTATGCACGTAGCGAGAAAGAAAAAAATGATTTGTTTAGAGCGATTGAAAACATGCCAATTGTCGCAAAAAAATCAAAATGGGCAACCGAGTTTATGGATTCTGATACCAAATCCTTTCCAGAAAGATTAGTTGCATTTGCAGTAGTAGAAGGCATTTTCTTCAGTGGTAGTTTTTGTGCGATTTACTGGTTGAAATCAAAGAATAAAATGGTGCGAACATTAGGTACTAGCAATGAGCTGATTGCCCGTGACGAAGCATTACACACAAGATTTGCTATTGAATTATATAGTCATTTGGTAAATAAACTATCCCAAAACGATATTGAAAAGATTGTAAGACCAGCTGTTGCTATTGAGGTAGAATTTATATGCAAATCTATTAGATGTCCAATGATAGGCATGAACGAATCATTAATGAGCAAATATGTTAAATTTTGTGCTGACAGACTTTTACTTCAACTAGGATATAAGAAAATATATAACACAAAAAACCCTTTTCCTTTTATGGATGCGGTTGGACTAGGTGGTAAAACTAATTTCTTTGAAAAAAGAACAACTGAATATCAGTTGGCAAGCGCCGTCAGCGGAAAAATTACTTATGAGGTAAGTACTGACTTTTAAATATTGGTACTGATATATTATATCTGTGATGCACATTATGACAATTTGAACAAAGGGCTATAATATTATTTCTTCTATTATCAGAAGAAATATGGTTAATTCTATGAAACTCGTGTGGAATAGTTTTATTGTTAAATTTATTATTACACGCCATGCATCTATTGTCTTGATATTCTAATATTATATTTTTAATATTAATGCTAAGAAATGCAAATATAAAATTTAATTTCATTTATGTTAAACAATAATTTAAATGAAATTATCACTAACACACGTACAATTTATATTTATTTAAATTGATAGAGGTGCAGTATTTAATCTTAACTTTCTTATTTATTTTCCATCTTTCGCACACAGCGGTCCTGCATAATGAGCATGTTGTTTTTTCAGGAGATTTATGTTCTTTTCTCATATATTTGATTACATCTGTAAAACAATCAAAACATAATGCATGATCACATTTGTAAGGAAATAATATTCCTATATTATTAGCTAGTTCTCTATAACATATAGGACATTCCCACTCGTCAATATTAGGCTCGTTATTTTTTTCTTGAATAGGGTTTTTTCGTAATTTTTTGTAAAATACATTGTTATCTAATATATATTTTTTAATCATATGTTTGTAAAATGATATATATATATTTGAAATTCGATTTAATAAACTACTTATTTGAATATAATAAATGGCAGAAGACAAAATAGAAGAATTATTAAGAATTTACCAAGCATACAAATTATATATCAAATTGATCAATAAAGAATATTAGTTTATACAAATATTATTTAATCTAAAAATGACCGATATTACTTCATTTCTTGATTTAGATAATTTAGAAGAAGAGGAATCATTAGTATTAACAACCGAAAACGAAAATCACGGCGAAGTATTACTAAATTTTGAAAATTCTGAATCGTCTAGAATACATGCACTTAATATGTGTTCACACGATGAGAAGGTAGAATATATTACAAGACTTATAGGCATGTATCAATTTACCCCAGTTAATGTGATTAAATCATTTCTTAAAAAAGCCGTAACTGATAGTTCAATTGAGAGCTTGTTGAAATTAGAATGTGCAAAATGTTTAGAAGCGGAAGGTTTAGATTCCGTTTCTTATATTATATCAAATGAAAATTTACCCTCGCCTTGTAAAATAGAGGCAATACATTTGCTTTTACAAAATGAAAAGTACAATAATATAGCGGTAAAACACTTTATTAATTTTATAAATGATTACACAGTTGATTGTGAATTTAGATACAAAAATATAATAGGTCTGGAGCAAGAAGGATTGAATACAATGACAGAACATTTATGTTGGAAGCTTGATAATGTTGAACTGGGTAAAGAATTGTTAATTAAATTTAAAATGACATTAAAATCTTCTTTTCCGGAATGGAAACCTAAACCCGATAATGAAGATCTGGTTTATTTAATGATCAATATGTTAAACTACAATGATGCTAAATATTATTTTGATAAATACACAGAAGATATATACTGTGATTATGATAAATTTATTAAGTCAGGTCAAACACATTTTATAGAAAAGTCAGAAAATGCTATATATTATAGAATATTATCAGGACAGTATATTTTACAACATTGTGTGTTATCACAAGATGAACTTATGGGTATTTATTCAATTTTGACTAATTTTGCAAATGACGCTACAATTGAATATAATAGACGTGCTGACGCCGCCGATGTCTTATTACAACTTGGTGATGAAAAGACTAAACAAGTTGGTAGACAAATAATTGCCGAGCTAGGAGTCGATGACAGATCAATAACATTATTTGATAATGCACAAAATGTACATACAAAGGAAGTAGAAGAATCCGTCATAGAAACATTAGAATTCCTATCTTCTATACCTTTGATGAAAATTAATAAATTACCTATTGATTTTGAACATGTTAATAAACAACTAGAAGATATAGTAAAAGAGAGAAAAGACGATAAATATAAAGAAGAAAATGAAAACATTAGATTGGCTTTGAATAGAATAAAACTTGATAGAGCATTGTATTCTAAATATAACAATAGTTTGTCTAATATTCTTGTGAAAATATGGAGTTATTTGAACAAACACAAATACGAAAAAGAAATGAAAAAACGGTTACTTGAAGAATTAAATGAAATGGCAGGAACTTGTTCTACAGGTTATGTAACAAGACTTATAAATGTTCCTAGTGGTTTTGGTGATTTTACTGTACGTATTAGCTGGGGTGATCAAATAATTGCAAATTTATCGGGGCGATTGAATGCTAAAATAAGAGAAATATCTAAAAATACGTGGGCAAGTCATGAAGATGAAATTTCCAAATTATGCGAAGAAGAAGGAGATTCGATGTATGAAGAATTTAAAGCAAATGTTATGATGGAACTTACTATTGCTTCGTCGAAATATTCTGATAGATCTAATTTTAATTTGTTTTTTAGAAATTGTATTCCAAATATAAGGGAAGATTTATATAAAGAATTTACAGAATATTTAGATGATAGTAGTTTTGATTTGTATATGCGGCGTGCATTATCTAAATATGAAGGAATTTAATTATATTTAATAATATAAAATGCCAACCGCACAAGAAAATTGTGGAATAGCGGCGCTAGTTTTTACAACAATTGCTTTTGTAATTATTATTGTAATTGTGGCTCAAACTTTTATTGGCGGATATGGTTATGATTACCGAGACCCGCAAACAATGAGTGCTATTGCAGCTGTAAGTGCAATAGCTCTTGGTTTATTACTGACCGAAATAGGATTAGTAGTTCCGTATTCTGAAATTCGGAAAAATAAAGATGAAGAAGACGATTAATCTGAAAATTAATATTATATAAAAATTAAAATTTTATATAAAATGAACAATAATTTATCAGATTTAGTAGTAAATACTATAGACAATATGAAATTTAATACAATATACGATTGTAGCGAAGACACATATATGATAAATATTACAGTCTCGGATGAATTATATAACAATAAATCAGAAAATCGTGTTAATCAAATTACTAATCATATTAAAAATATTATTAAAATATCTACTAAACATTTATCCGATCAAAAATATATTGTAAATATAAACACAATTTAAAAAATTTTCATTTTATTTAATTCGGAAATATACCTTGGCCAAGTTTCTGCTAATGTTTTCTTATCTTCAATTGTGTCAGGAATATAGGAAGTTTCAAATTTATATATATTTTTCACAACATTAATAGTACTTTTTGAAAAAGTAATACCATTAATGCTTTCTATGCGCCCATTTGAATAATTAATATCTTTTGCAAGTATAACTTTGAATATAAGTGAAACATATATTAAAGATAGTAAGTATCTAGCTTTTTTAATAGTTAAAGAGTGTTCTATTTTCATTCTGGAAACATATAATTCTATAATCAAATCTTTAATGTTTTTGCGTCGAATTTCACACCAATTTTTAATTCTTGAATCTTTTAACCCTTTTTCCATTATACTGAAATCTTTAGATCGTTTGAGCTTTTCTTCTTTAGATAATAATCCAAGTTTATTTCTTAACAAACCATAAACTTCGGTGTATAATATTTTCGGCTTTTTTTTCTCTATTTTATAACTAAATTCCTGTCTTTTGTAAGTACAGCATAAAAAGTTTTTAGAAATAAAAGTACCATATGGAGGCTTTCCATATGCTAAATCTTCAAAAATATTTTCCCAAAAATTATCAGGACTGTATTGACAACATTCTAAAAAAATAGGGTAAACTATTTCCTTAGAGCTTGGCATTCTTATATAAATAATATGTTATACCTTTATACACAAAATAAAATTGATTAAAAAACACAATATTTATGAAAAAAATAAATATGAAACTTAAATTTTTAAAAATATCTGCCGATGCCGTAATACCAAGTCAAGCAAATAATTGTGATGTTGGATTAGATCTTGTAGCAATAAATAAAGATACTGAATTGGAAAGTGGTGCTATTTTGTATGGCACAGGTCTAATTGTGACTCCGAGCGATGGACATTATGTAGAAATTGTTCCGCGAAGCAGTATTATCAAAACCGGATGGATTTTGGCTAACAATATTGGAATTATTGATCCTGGTTATACAGGCGAACTTAAAATTGCACTTATAAGAATTAAACCAGATGCTGAAGAGTTATCTCTTCCTTTTTGCAAAACTCAGCTAATATGCAGGAAAATTATTGTACCTGAATTGGAAATTACAGAAGAAATCAGAGAGACAGATAGAAATTCTAATGGGTTTGGTAGTACAGGCACTAGAATATAAATTTAAAATATTTATAAAAACATATAATAAAATGTCATCAAGTCGACAAGATAAAACAAGCAGAAGATTTCAAATTTTTATATTGTCGATTTTAGCCATTTCGGTAGTGTTTGGTTTGGTTGTTGCTTTATGGGGTGCAATTAAAAATAACAATACTAGCAGTGCACCTATTCATTATTATAGTGCACCTGCCTATCATGTAGCATCTCCAGTTCACAGTAGATATGCGTCTCCTAATTATGATCCGGATTTATCAAGCCCAGCTGCATCACGATATGCTCCTGTTGGACCGCAATCAAGCCCAGCATCAGATCCTTCAGTATGTTGTGATTGTGACGGAACGCCAGCGGCGGCTCCTCAATCATCGTCCCCTCAATCATCGTCTCCTCAAGGGTGTGATGAAGATGGTAATTATTGTGATCCCGAAAATCCAATTATAGGTTGTGATAATACAGAATTTTGCACAAAAGGTAAAAATAAATGCAGTTTAGCTTGGTATTTAGGACCCGACAAACAATGTTCAGGATCGCCTTTTGTGTGCGAAGATAATGATACAATATTGAGGAACAGCACGTTAGGTATACCGTGTAGCGAATTGACACCTGAGTTTTGCGGGATGTCGTCGGTGTTAAACGACGATCAAACAGATGACGAAATATCGAATATATGCCCGGTAACATGTGGGATATGTTCTTCATCTCCAGTAAGAGCAGGTCCTGTTACAGCACCAACATCATCACCTCAACCAGTACCAGTAGCCGCACCAACATCATCACCTCAACCAGTACCAGTAGCCGCACCAACATCATCACCTCAACCAGTACCAGTA